TATTCAACCAACTCGTACAGTTGAGTTCTTGGTACTTTCGTTTATAGCAACTAAAACAGGTGTAGCATTCAATGAACTGGCTGGTTCAAGTTTACAGATATAAAAAATGATACTGGATAGAATTAGTTCCATCCAGTATCACACGATATAAATAGGATTACAATTAATTATAAGGAGAGTATAAAATGCCAAGTATTGATATTGATAGCTATCGAGCATCTTTTAGTGGTGGTGCCAAAGCCTTTCTGTTCTACTATAAACCAACATTTCCATCAGAGGTTATGGGTGATACAGAATCCAGCACTTATCTTGTTAGGGCGACAACCTTACCAGAAACAGCCATAGAAGAAATAACTACGAACTGGCAAGGATTTGATTATAGATTTGCCGGTAAATATACTTACAGTGATTGGACTGTAACTTTTAACTGTGACGAAAAAGCTGAAATTCACGCAGCTTATGGTGATTGGTTGAGGCACATTCACGATCCTACCACAAATGTTTATAATACTCCTGCAAGATATATGTGGGATCAAGAATTAGAAATGATTGGAACAGATGGTAATCCAATTGAAAAGTATAAACTTTATGGAGCATGGCCAAAAAATATTGGTCCAATTACACTTGACTATTCAACAAACGATGTTGTTCAATTTGACATTACATTTGCTTATATTTACCATGCAAGCAGTAAAGTTGGATATTCAGTAACACCGAACTTTGCAGGATAAAATACATAAAAAATTATAAAATGAATTACTCACCGGAGGCATGTAATTTTACACATTTCTCCGGTTTTTTTATTATAAATAGATATATGAGGATTGTCTAAATGGGTACAGAAAATATAATTGATGAATATTTATATGCAATGCGTGAAGGTGGAGCAAGACAATATTTATTTTCTGTATATTTTAATTTTCCATCAAGTATAGGTATATTAGAAGATGATATGAAAAAAAACATAAAATATTATGTTAGAACATCTTCTTTACCAGAATCCACGTATGAAGATATTGTAATACCGTATCCTGGTTATTCGTTTAAAATGGCTGGAAATAGAACATATGCTGACTGGACTGTATCTTTGAACGTTGACAAGAAAAATGATGTGTTAAAAATTTTTCATGATTGGCATAATATGATTTATAATCCACAAGAACATACATACAGTGCACCAATACAGTATATGTTAAATCAAAATTTATGGATGTTAGGTCCAGACTTAGAACCAACATCAGAGTATGTGTTATATGCAGCATGGCCAAAAGCAATAGGGAACATTACAATGGATTATAGTTCCACAGAGCTAATGTCAGTAGATATAACTTTTTCTTATCAATACTATATGAGAAGCGATAGTACTACTGATGCAAAATTTATGGTATAAAAAAACCGGAGAAAAATGGCATCATTTTGGGAAAGAATAACATCATATTGGAACTCAACAGGATATGTAGAACAAACAAACTACTCGGACAATAAATATTCAAGTCCAGTAGATGAATATATTTCTAATGTAGTGGATTTTCAAAGAGCTTATTTATTTAAAGTCTTTTTGACTTTTCCAACTGATTTACAAATTGATGCAAATTTAGTAACAAAAGCAACTTATTTAGCTAGATCAACTACTTTACCAGATATAACAACAGAAGAAGTATATTCATATTATATGGGTGTTCAAATGAAACATTCATCTGTTAGAAGATTTGGTGATTGGCAACTAAACCTTTATATAGATAAGGGATCAAAAATTATTGAAGCATTATACAAATGGAACCAATTATGTGCTCCTACAAATGTGGATAATTTCAAATATGGTGAGCCAAATGAATATATGTCACACAATAATGCAAATAACGTTCAAGTGATAAATTTATTAGACGGTGAAAGTAAAAGAACTATTATGCACTATCACCTATACGGTGCATGGCCAAAATCTATAAATAATATATCATTGGATTACGAGTCCAATCAATTTTTAACTGCTGATGTTACTTTTGCGTATCAGTATTTTGAAATAAAAAAAGTAAATTAAAATAACAATTTGTTATAAAAGGAGGATGTTTTTATGTCAAGTAATTTTGTAAAATACGTTAATAGTTATACTTTTGATACGGTGCTACCGGGATCTGGTGAAAAAATAACATTTAGACCTGTAACAACTGGTCAATTAAAAAAAGTTCTTATGCATGAATCTTCACAAGATCCAGATATTATGGAAAAAGCACTAGATCAAATTATAAACGAATGTGTTATAAAACCAGAAAATTTTGATGCTGAAAAAATTTATCTTCAAGATAGGTTTTATTTGCTATTAGAAATCAGAAAAGCTACAAAAGGAAGTAATTATACTTTTCAAACTCAATGTGCGTCTTGTGGATCACAGTCACAGCAAACAATAAATCTTGGATCTCTGCCAGTTGTAAAGCTTGAAAATGTTGAAAAAATAAAACCAAATACTAAAAAACAACCAAAAATTAGAGAAGTAAAAGAAGAAGATGAAGTAACACCAGAAAGTAAAAGTGGTTGGAATGTTGTAGAAATTGATAAAAATATTTCTATAAAACTATCTTTTGTTACAAGAGAAATGCAAAGAACAGCAATAGAAAAAGTAAACATAATGGATGCATTATCAGATACACAAAAAGCTGTTGAGTTATCAACGCTGTTATTTGCAATGGCAATTGAAGAAATTATTACTCCTGCCGGAGTGGATAAAAATTTAAAACTTGAAGAAAGGCAATACCTTATTGATAATATTTCACAAAGCTCAATGGAAAAAATATCTGGATGGTATGAAAAGAATGATTTTGGTGTGAAGTTTACTTTTGATATAAAATGTATTCATTGTGGATTTTTAGAAAAAAGAGATATACCCCTTGAAAATTTTTTCTTCTAAGCTATGTATTGTGCTCAGGTAACACAATACAAAGCATAACGGAGGAACAATATTACCTGGCTTCAAGAGCTCATATTTCAATATCTGAAAGTAATGAACTACCAGATTTTGAACGTGAAGCTTTTATAAATATGGTAATAAAAGATATAAAACGACAAGAGGAAAACGAAAAATCTATTGGAAAAATACACACACCACCACGTCGTAAATAGTGGAACCCACTTGGTTTGAAAACCAATGGATCGAAAGGTCTCAAGGGAATTGTATAATGACTTGAGACCTTTATTTTTATAGGAGAAAAAAATGGGATCAATAGATGATAAAAAAAATAAAGAAAACATTCAAGGAATTTTTGATTTTCTTAGTAGGTCATTTCCTGAATATTCAAGAGATATAAAAAAATTATCTCAATCTGTTTCTACTCAAACTCCTATAAAAACACCATCACCAACAGATAAAAAATTTCAAAAATTAGCTGAACAAAATGCAAAACAGGTAAGTAAAGTACTTGCTTCTGGTGGTAACGTTTTTCAAAAACAAGAAGCTGTACGAAGGCAGCAATTTTATGCAAAAATAACTAAAAATTGGCCAACTTTAACAAAAGCAATTACTACAATAAAAGAAGTTTCAAGTGCAACTAGTATGGCATTTAGCCGAATTAAAAGTACTTGGCAAAGTCAATTTAATAGAATATTTGGTCAAGTAACTGATGCTTTTGCTCCAATTATAGAAACATCATCAGCAATATTAGAATGGTTTAAAGGAACTGGAAAATCAATTCTTCACGGTTTTAAAAATATTTTTAAAAAAGATGAATTTGAAGGATTAAATGATACTATTGAAGATAGTGCTGATAAAATTGTAAAAGCAATAGATAAAACATCTAAAATAACAAATAATCTCAAAACATCCAGAATAGGAGTAAGTAAAGCTGGTAAAGTTTATATGACCGCTCCTGAAACTGCAGACCGTAGTAAGATATTGCGTTGGGAAGTCATAAAAGAAAGATTTAAACAAAAGTTTATAAGACCAAAAGAAGAAGGAACACCTTATGAATCTGTTTGGAAAAGAATAACTGGATTATTTGCTAATGTACAAGGAAGAAGAAAGAAAGAGGGTGGTGGTGAAGTATGGACTAAAGCTGAAAGTGTTTTTAATTTAACAAAAATTGCTGGTATTTTAAAGAATGTATTTAGTAAAATAGCAACTGTTTTTAAATTATTATTAGTAACTCTTGTTGGCGCTAAAATTGCATGGTATTTGTTGCCTGAAAAAGTAAGAAAAACTCTTGAAGATAATTTTAAATCCATAGGTAAAACAATACTTAACAATTTACCGGAAACTTTACGAAAACCAATAGAAAATTTTATAAAAGAACCATTTAAAACTTTAGGTGCATCATTAGGCGAAATATTAATATCGTCCACTAAAACATTTTTTTCAAGTTTGTGGTCTGTAACAAAAGGATTGGCATCATCATGGTGGGAAGCTTTTACAAAAGGATCTGATGGTTTTTGGCAAAAATTAATATTTGTTCTTGGATCAACTCTTGCAGTTCCAATGCTTGCAAAACTACCACTTATTGGGATACCATTTGCAATAATTAATACTTTATTAAAATTATTAGGAACAAGAATAGGGCTAATTCTTGGAATATTTACAAGAGCTGAAAGTGGTCTTGTAAAATTTGCAGGAATTGGAAAAATTGCTGAAAAATTAACCGGCACTTTTGGTAGATTATCACGTTGGTTTGCTGGTATTGAACTTTATGCTATGTCTATTGGTAAATCTTTTCCTGTTTTTGCTAAAGTTTTAGAAAAAGGAAGCAAGTTTTTATCGCTTTTATTCAAAGGCCCATTGTTTAAAGTATTTGCAAAACTTTCAGGAGTTCTTACTGTTATTACAGAAGTATTTGATTTATTTAAAGATATAACCGCAATAACAAAAGGAAAAATGCCAGTTATTAATGCTTTACTAAAAAGAATACCATCTATTGTTGCTGCTATAATTGGTGGTTTGGTTGGTGGCCCGGTTGGAGCTTTAGTTGGTTGGGGATTAGGATCTCTAGTTGGTGGTCCTATTATGAAGTTTTTAACAGGAAAAGATTTTGAAAGACCGGAAGAACCAATCAAAAAACTTGATGAAGCTGCAGAAAATATTTCCGATGCTGCAGATAAACTTGATAATACTACGAAAAAAATTAAAAATCAATATGATAGCTGGAGAATAACAGCTGAAGGTATTTTTATTCCTGGAACAGGAGAAAAGGAAAAGGAAAAAAGCACTGCATTACTAGAAAAACCAGTTACAGAAGAAAATTTGAAAAAATTAAAGAAAATTAAGGAAGATTTGTCAAAACTT